CACCTGCATCAGGACTCCCCTGCGTTGTCGGATTACTGATCTGCTTGAAAGCCTGCCATTGGTCCGACGCAGCGGCGTAATTAACAGCTGCTTCCACCCCCTCAGTCACGATTCCATTGTTCCACCCCAACATAGCAAAAGTGCTATTTGCTGAAGCGGGCACGATGGCACCGGGAGTAGAGGCTGGAGTATACTGATAATAATAGCTTCCAGCAACACCTTCATACCCAAAGAAAGCCCCTGTGTTCGTGTTCGGAGCTGATGAGGTTCCAGGCCCATAGTACTCCATCTTTATACACCCAGCTACTGGCCTAATCAAACTAGAAATGTTATCCAAAGAGCCCAAACCAATGGGGTCAGTGTTCCAAAAATAGTTTGCACCATAACCGTTTGAATTAATCGATGAATTTGTCCAATTAGTCCCGGTCTCACTTCCAGCTGTAGAAATTGAAATTGAGCTTGCACCACCCACAGCGGGCTGGTTGACACTCAGTGCACTAGGGACCAAAACAGCGTGCATGGTTGTGGCATTAAATGCCGACGCGGTTGTTGTGTTAGCCACCCCGTAGATATTCGTCGATGTGGTAGGCATTGTAACCACAAGCCGGAAAGGCAGGCGAAAGACGCTAGAACCCTCCCGTCCGGGAAGTGGAGTTGGCGTTAGCTTCGCATGACATGGGTCCAATATCAACTTTGTGTATGGATGAATCCCAGTTTGTTTGCTAGCCACAGGGCGAATAGACTTGCTACTGCGCCCTCCACGAGCCGGATTGCGCGATGAACTAGATTTTCTTGAAGGCTGGGCGCGAGCCTTGTCTCGCTTAGATTGCTCAGCCCTGCGTTTGCGCTCGGCGGGAGAAGCCTTAGTACGTCTTGCCATCTTGCTTCTTCTGTCATACACTGGGGAGCCACGATTCAGTACTGCTTTTTAAAACGGACTGTATTGTTACGGCCACCCGAATTGGAGAGCACCAGTATACCCTACTTGTGGCTCGCTACAGCGCCTCCCACACAGCGGGTTCTCACGATATGCTCACTCACAAGAGCAGTAGAGCCACCGAAGATCGCGCTCAGTTTTGTACTGAGCGCGAACTGCGCGCCATTCGTCCTCCCAACCTTCGGCCTCGGCACGTTGGTTGAGGATTTTAATGAGCCACTGGCAATAGCCATCGGCGACCCTGAATGCCTCGGGGTCATAGAAGCTGTTCAAGCGGTGCGAACACGCACGCGCCCAAGCGTTTAACGGGCAGCCATCATACCGAAAGGCCATGGATGCTAGAGCTTTGTGTGTTGTCTTGGGACGACTCACAATGAAACCCCCATCAATCTCGTAAAACGAGCTGCTGAGGAAATCAAGCTCCTTGATCGGCCTTGGCGACTTGCTTCCACCGTCAGTGACCTCAAACCCCAATTCCGATGCAAAACAATGCATGGTTTCGAAGTTGAGAACCTCCAAACCCTCAGGCGATCCACTGAATGTGTTGTCATCACCATAGAGTGCAAGTGAAATGTTACAACAAAACTCGTAGTAAGTGGGCTCGTGACCTCGGTCACGGCTCGACCTGATGTAGCAATAAGCTACCAGCATGTACAGACCCAAAGTGTTGTCTACGACAGTATTGGGACTCCCCGAAGGGTTCCCCAATCTTGTACGAATAATCTCACCCCAGTTCATAACAGTGGCTGATGCAATTATCTGCTCATACAGGTTATCGAACCTCCGCCGATTATCATCCGTGCGCCACATGGAACCCAAACATTCCCATCG